GCCGCAGGGCGCGGTCGGCGCGGGGGCGCAGGGAGCGGCAGGACCGCAGGGTCCACAGGGTGTGGCGGGAGCGCAGGGTGTGGCCGGGGCTGGCGTGGCCGGGCCGCAGGGGGTGCAGGGCACGCAGGGCGTGGCCGGGCCGCAAGGTGTGGCGGGGGTGCAGGGTGCGGTCGGCGCGGGCGCGCAAGGCGCTGCCGGGCCGCAGGGTGCGGCGGGGGCACAGGGTCCAGCGGGTGCTGGCACGCAGGGACCGCAGGGTGCACAGGGTCCGTCACTGTTTATCATCGCATCCACAGCACCATCGCTCGCCACCACACCGGTCGGTGCGGCGTGGTGGGATCTCGACAACGGGCGCACCTCTATCTGCTACGACGATGGCACTAGCAAGCAGTGGGTGGAGTTCATCGGCGCACCGGGGGCGCAAGGGGCGAGCGGGGCGCAGGGTGCCACGGGTGCAGGCACGCAGGGACCACAGGGTGCAGCAGGGAGTGCAGGCGCGCAGGGTGCAGCGGGTGCAGCGGGAGGTGCAGGGCCGCAGGGACCGGCGGGTGCGAGTGGTGGTACCGGACCGCAGGGTGTGCCGGGTCCGGTCGGTGGTACTCACACTACCGTTATCAGCAACCAGAGCGGTGCACCGTACGGTGATGGCAATTTCGTTTACGACCCCGGCACTGGCCGCATGACGGCGGCATTGGTCAGTGCTGCTTACGATGTAGTCGCTGGTCGCAACGTTGGAGTCACTGGCAACACGACGACGGGGACGCTCAACGTCGGCAGCACCGCCGTCATCAGTGGCACTTTGTACGCCCCCGCCGGTGCCTCGTTCGGCTCCTCCGACGCACCCAAAGGGCCTATCGACGTCAAGGTGATAGCGGATCAGCACTTCTTCGTCAGCAACCAGAACGGCACCACCGCGATAGGCGTCATCAACGACGGCTACACCGCTTGGCAGAACCTTTTCATGCAGGGTGGCGGCACCTTCGCTCCTGCCTACGCTGGTACCCAGAACATAGGACACGCCAGTTATCCTTGGGGCACGGTGTACGCCACTGTTGGCACTATCAATACCTCCGACGCGCGGTTGAAGAAGGATGTGATTGACACGCCACTTGGTCTTACCTTTATCGAATCACTGCGTCCGGTGCAGTACAAGTGGATCGATGATAACCACAAGGTGGTGATCGTTCCTGACACTGACCCGCCGCAGAATAAGGTGCTGACCACTCCCGGCATGCGTCCGCACTGGGGCCTGATCGCACAGGAGGTGCAAGGGGCGCTGCGTATGGCAGGTTATGCAGATACGGGCATCGCTCCACCGGCAGAAAAAGAGGATGAACCATTAGGGCTGAACTACAGCGAATTCATCAGTCCTTTGATTGCGGCGGTGCAGGAGTTGAGTGCACGAGTGAAGGCATTGGAAGCCAAGCCATGAACTTTCCTGACAGTCCCACCGACGGCCAGCAGTTCGCGGCGCAGGGATCGCTGTGGACGTGGAGTGCCGCCGACAACGCATGGCGGGGTGGAGCGCCGGTCGGCTCGCAGGGACCGCAGGGACCGCAGGGTCCAGCGGGAGGCGCTACCGGGCCGCAGGGACCGCCGGGAACGGGCGCGCAGGGGCCGCAGGGTAACACCGGGGTGCAGGGGCCGCAGGGTAGCGTGGGGCCGCAGGGCGCGGTCGGTGCTGGGGCGCAGGGCGCTCCCGGTGTGCAAGGACCGCAGGGTAACGTCGGCGCGCAGGGACCGGCAGGCAGTGGGGCGCAAGGGGCAGTGGGAGCGCAGGGTCCAGCCGGGGCGCAGGGTCCAGCCGGGGCCACGCCCAGTCTCGCCGGATATCTGTATTACCGTGGTGCTAACACCATTGAAGGAGAGAACGGTGGCAGTCTCGCGGTTACCGGCTCGACCGGATTGATCAAGGATGGTGCGGGTTTGCACAAGATGGAGGTGCGCAGCGCCGGTCCCAGCGATGCCGCTTACATGGCGTTCCATTCTCCCAGCAATTATGCCGCGTTGTTCGGCATCGACGCTAACGGCCAGTGGAAGGTCGGTGGCTGGTCGATGGGCACGGTGTCGTATCGAGTCCTGCATGAGCAGAACTCGTTCACGGTGGATGATGCCAACGGCATCCTCACGGCTGCTTACTCGATCCGCACCAATCGCGCTGTTACTGGGGCCTATACTTACCTTGGCGCATGGAACGGCGGTCTCGACATGCGCACGGTGCAGACGGTGGGTGTTACTGCAGGCAGCACCGCTTCGGCCATCTATGCCTATGCCGGTCAGGTGTGTCGCATTCTTGTCAATGGCAACGGTCCTATCACCATGCCTGCCAACGTCAAGTGGGCGGATGGCTCTCCGGTGTGGGGTACCACGTGGACGATCATCAGTCTGTGGTGTGATGGTGGTACCTTCTGGGCGACGACCACGCCGTACAACACATGAGCGTCATCGTCGTCAACGCTTCGCCGTCGGGTGTGGGCAACGTCCCCGGTCCTTACGGCAATGTCGGCTGGGCACCGATCTCCGGTTCCGTGACGGCGCAGGGCATCCCCAATGCGGCAGGCACGGCATGGGCCATCTGGCGAGTAATTACCAGTGCGGCTGCGGTGTCGCCGGGAGCGCCGTTCAACGGTGTCATGATTCAGGGTCCGCTCAGTTTTACCGGTGCTGCTGCCGACAAGCGCAGCGCACTGCTTTATCTCGGCCTGCGTAAAGATCCCAACTTCGGTAGTGAGGCGGGGACGTTCATCGACACTTACCTTGGCGATGGCGCGAACCATGCCATTAGCGTGCTGCTCACCGACACTTCGATGACCGGAGCCGACATCATTGCGGGTAACTGTTATGTCGGTGCGGCAGTGCTGACTGGCAACATCCCACCGACGACGGCGGTTGGCGCTTTCTTTTTCGGTGCGCTGAGGTGGCAGTTCAGCTATGGTGCGGACATCCCCGGTGGCGGCGGCACCCAGATCGTCACCGAACTGATCAACCCGCAGTCGAACTGGTCTCCCGGCAAGTACAACACACAGGCGTTCGATTCGCTGCGCTGTAATGTACTGCAGACGCCTTACGACCAGTACATCGGTTTCTCGTGGGTGCTGCCCACCGGGCTGACCTTCGCCGTCAACGGCAGCAACAACCTGCAGCACAACCGGGGCATTCTCGGCTATCCTCCCGACCCCATGGGCAGCGACACTGGAGTCATCAACATCGCGCCCGGCACTCCGGCGGGGATCTACATCATTGTGTTATACATCAGTGCTGCATCTTACAACACACAGATCAGTACTCAACTGGTTATCCGCCCTCGCAACACGGGTTTTTTCACTGAAGTCTAGGGAGGTTCCTTTGCGGTTTTCCGTCTTCACACCGTCGCACGATACCAAGCACCTGCTGGAAGTGTACGAGTCGCTACTGGCACAGACCTTCCGCGACTGGGAGTGGGTGATCGTGCTCAACAATGGCGCAGTGCGGCCACCGGAACTGGACGACACGCGAGTCGAGGTGTACACCGCCCCGGCATGGGTGGCGCAGTTTGGGGTGGGGGCGTTGAAGAAATTCGCCTGCGAGCATTGTCAGGGCGAGTTTCTGGTGGAACTCGATCATGACGACACGCTGTTGCCGCTGGCGTTGGAGAAGATCGATGCGGCGATCCGCGAGCACGACGCGGACTTCGTGTACAGCGATTGTGCGCAGATGCGCGCGGATGGCAGCTATCAACTGTTCGGCAAGGAATACGGGTGGGAGCATTACAACCATCGGGTCGGCGACAAGGTGCATCAGGTCAACCGCAGCTTTCCGATCAACGCGCGCTCGTTGAGCGACATCTTCTACGCTCCCGATCACGTGCGGGCGTGGAAGCGCGACATCTATCTCGCCGTCGGTGGTCATGATTCGATGCTGCCGGTGTGTGACGATTACGATCTGATCATCCGCACCTATCTGTCCGGGGCCAAGTTCCACCACATAGCCGAGTGCCTGTACCTCTATCGCATCCACGCCAACGGCGATAACACTTGGCTCAAGCGCAATGCCGAGATCCAGCAGAAGCAGGCGGTGATCTCCAACCGCTACGTGCACGCGCTGGTGCAGGAGTGGTGCCGTCGTACCGAACTGATGCGGGCGGATCTGGGGGGTGCCACCGGCTGTCCCGAGGGCTACGTCGCGCTCGATCTCAAGAGCGGTTATGACTTGCGCCGCAAGTGGCCGTTTGCGGATAACAGCTTCGGTGCGATCCGCGCCTACGATTTCCTCGAACATATTCCGCATTGCCGCGACTCCAGTTGCAGGCATGAGCCTCCCTATTGCACGGTCGGGGTGATGAACGAGATCCACCGGGTCTTGGCACCGGGGGGATGGCTCCTGTCCGCCACACCCTCGTCAGATGGCAGGGGAGCGTTCCAAGACCCGACCCATTGCAGCTTCTGGAACCCTAACAGTTTCTGGTACTACACGCGACAGCAGCAACGGCAGTACGTGCCGGGTATTACTGCTCGTTTCCAGCGTACCCGCTGCTGGCAGGAATACCCTAGTGACTGGCACAAAGAGCATGATATTCTCTACGTGTATGCCGACTTGGTGGCTCTGAAAGGTCAGCGGCAACCCGGCATCTGCGAGGTTTGACCTAACCACGGGAGCAACGGCGATGGCCCTCAGAATGAGCACCGGACTGTGCAACAAGCTGCACGATACTGCCCCCACCAAGACTGTCTTCAATCTGTGCTACATCAAGATCTACGCAGGTGCACCGGCAGCATCAGCCGATGCTCTCGCTCCTGCTCCCATCTGCACTGTCAGTAACAATTCAGTTCCCGGTACCGGCCTGACGTGGGGACCGACCGCTACCGCCGGGGTACTGGCGAAGACGGTGGGTGAGGTGTGGAGCGGTATCGTCGCTGCCGGGGGTGGCACGGCTGCGTGGTTTCGGATCGTTGCAGCGGGTGATACCGGCGGTGCGGTGCCTGCCGAGCCACGGTTGCAGGGAACTATCGGTGTTGGCGGCGGCGCGGACATGGTGGTAGGCAGTGTCGGGCTGATCGCTAACGCCACCTTTACCATCAACTACGCCACGCTGTCGTTCGTGCCAAGCTGACATGCCGTCGCTCGTCCGCAACCGCCTGCCCGATATCGTTCCCTCGCTGGAGGGATTCGAGGGGATTATCAATACCCGCCGGTCCAAGGACATCGGCTACGGCGGGCTGACGGTGGGCGTCAACGTCGAGGTGACTGACACCAAGAAACTAGTGCGGCGCAACGGCTATACGCTGGCGCGGGGCGGGGCTTACGCGGGGCTGTACGGGTCCAAGAGCCAGTCGCTGCTGGCAGTGCACGCGGGCGCTCTGGTGAGCGTAGCGCCCGACGCCAGCGAAGCAGTGCTGGCATCGGGCTTGGACGACGGGCACTACAGTTGGGATGAAGATCCTGCTGCCAACGTTTACTACATCAGTTCACGGGGGTCGGGCGGCATCGTGCGCAACGACGGTGTTCACCTGCCGCTGGTTCTTACGACCCCCACCATTCTTGGCGTCGCCGCCATCGACACCGCGCCGTGGATCGTCACGCCGTTCAATCTGGGCAAGACCTACGACCAGAACGCGGTGCACTTGTTTGCGACTTACGTCTACCCGGATGGCCGGGAGGGACCGCCGAGTCAGAGTGTGAGCATCGTCGCTGCTCCTGAGGTTAGCCTGATTCAGATGAGTGTCCCGGTGTTATCCGGGTGTGCGACGTCAGTGTATGCCAGCGCGCCGGGCGGTTCAAGGTATTTCCTCGTGGCCTCGGCGACAGTGCCGACGTTTACCTTTCCCACCTACTTCCTGCATACCCAGCCGACCGGTGAAGACTATCCATACACGACGGTACTGGAAGGATTCCCTGCTGAGTCTTATCTTCTGGCTTTCCATAATGGCCGACTGTATGCTGCTAGCTATGACGCTGGTGTACGTTATGGGGTGATCTACTGTAGCTTGCCGCTGCAGTATCACCTGTTCGACAAGACGGCGGATTTCATTCCCGTGGCCGGGGTACCGCTGCTGCTGCTCTCCTGCGATGCCGGGCTATTGATCGGCACCGACAGCAATTCCTATCTGTGGGATGGCGACAAGCTGCAGACCATCTCCGGGTATGGTGTTATTCCCGGCGTATGTGGCGATGTGGCGATGACCGGGGATGCTTTCTTCTGGACTCAGCGCGGGATCGCGCGGGTGAATCCGCAAGGGCAGTATCAACTGGTAACCGAGCAAACGTACTATGCAGATCCCGGTGTGTTCAATCATGCCAAGATCTTCTATGAGCGAGGGTATGCCAAGCTGGTAGCCTCGACTGTTAGTGGTAATCCGATCTTCAACAAGTGGAGCGCGCGATGAGCATCAGACTTTCGACGGGTCTTCGCAACAAGACACTGGAGAGCGGGTTCAAGCCTGCCTTGGACAACGGCTTCCTTTTCATCTATCCCGGCTCGCAGCCGACCAATCCGGATGCCGCTGCCAGTGGCACTTTGCTGGGCAAGGTCAGCGCCAGCGCCGATGACGTCACCGGCCTCACCTTTCAGGTGCCTGCGGTGCTGGGGGTGCTGTCGAAGACCGCCGACGAACTGTGGCAATTCATCGGGCTGGTGGACGGGCAGGCGGGCTGGTTCCGCTTCGCCGAGGCAGGCGACAACCCGGCCTCGCCCTCCAGCACGGCGGCGCGGCTCGATGGCACCATCGGCACGGCGGGTGCGGATGTGGACATCGGTAACAGCAACATCAAGACAGGTGCCGTCAATACGGTGGATCGCTTCACGGTCACGCTGCCGGGTGCGTAGGTGTGGTGCATGTCCATCGGGAGATCTACGATCTCTCGCTTATGCCGTATGTGGGCGGCTACGTGCAGCAGTTGCGCGGCATGCACGCGGCGGGGACGCGCTGGTATAACACCACAAGGATCGCGCCCGATCATCTGGTAACGCTGCGGATCGCGCAAGACCACCTGCACGTGCGGATCTCTCCGCGCGGCGGTCCGCAGTTCGAGGCGTTTTACTCCGATCACGTCGATGGCTATTTCTACGCCACGCCGGGATATCGCTATTTCGAGATCGGCGGGCCGTGGAACACGGGCGGCATTCAGGGCGGCGGCTGGCGGGCTACCTTCCCCACCGATGGCGGCGCGGCGCAGGGCAAGGCGGTGTACTCGACCAACCTCGAAGGTGCGTGGCCGAACAAGAGTGTGTTCGATGTCGGGGTGCCGCTCGCCACCCAGAGCAAGGATTTTTTCAAGACGTGGGCGTCGTGGCAGATGCAGCGGGTGGGCGAGTACGC